TATTTGTAAGTTTGTATTTTCAGTTATCAAATCTTGATAACATTTTTCACAATATTTAGCTTGTCCTTTTCCACAATGTAAACAATTTTCCATAATCTTTCCTTTCATTCTTCAATAATTTTATTTTTATTTTCTTTATAATATCTTTTTCTGGTTTTATACATTTTTTCAAAATATAAAGTTCCATCTACTAAATCATATACTATAGGATCTTTTTTATCTTCAAACTTTCTCTCTACTCTACCAACTGCTTGAATTATAGTTGCTTTATCTCTATGTGGTGTCGCTAAAACCAAAGTATCTAATCTTGGTATATCCAATCCCTCTTTAGCAAGACCATATGTCGCATATAATATATGTACATCTCCTCTTCTAATTTTTGAAATACATTCTTCTCTATACTTCTTCATTTTTATACTTGTCATTTTTCCATCTATAATTAATCCTGGAATTTTATTATTTAAGAATTTTAGTTGATTTAATCTGTCTGATAAAACTAAACAGTAGTTATTTTTTCTCTTATTTAAAATATCTACTATCATTTTATTTCTTTCATTATCTTCCGCTAAATCTGTTGTTAATTTAGCATATTGTAATGTTCCATCTGTATTTAAGCATTCATCTGAAATAATATAATTTGTTTTGACTTTAACTATTGTTGCAGGAACTAATCTTTTTTCTATTATTTCTTTTGGAATCTCTACTATTGTATTTCCTAGCAAACCAAACATTGCTTTTTCTGTTCCTTTTATATTTCGATATGGTGTCGCTGTTAAGCCATACTTATATCTTGCAACTAATTTATTTATTACTTTATAAAACATACCTGCACTTGCTGGCGTTCCACATACTCTATGACATTCATCTACAATTATGCAATCCCATTTATCAGCATATTCTGTTAGATCAATTTTTGATAATGTCTGTACTGTAGCAAATGTAATATGGGTTCCTATTTCTATTTTGCCATTTGCAATTTTTCCTAATCCTATTCCATTGAAATTACTTTTTGCTCTATTATAGCTTTGATTTAATAAATCTATAGTATGTGTTATCCAAAGTGCTTTATAACCTAATCTCGCAATAATTTCTAGTGCTGTTTGTGTTTTTCCAGAACCTGCTGGCATAACTAATATTCCATTTTTAAATGTTATTGCTGCATTACATGCTTCTTCTTGATAATCAAATAATTTAATATTAGATTCATATTTAATTTTTTCTCCTAAAACAATGTTATTTTTAAATAATTGTCTAGGATATAATTTAAACAAATCACTTAAGCATCCAAATGGCAAAATCAAATCGTTACCATCTAATTCATAATAAACTAAATTTCGTGGTGTATTATAGTTTGAATAACCTAAATACTGATTTTTGATATAATTTGGATTTGCAATTACCATTTTTCTTTCTGCATAATCTAATATTTTTTTATCTGGATTTTTCACACGAATATTGTTTGTTACTATAAATTCCATATTCGCTCCTTTCGTATATCAAAACTTTTATCTTTAAAGTTAATATCATTTAAATTTTTATAATAAATTTTATTTTCATATTTTATTGCTAAAATAAAATATGTATTTCTACACTCTTTATATTTTTTAAAAGCATTTCTTTGATTTTCTTCTATTCTTTCAATAGGAAATAAATACGTAGAAGATGTTTTAGCATCAATTAATATTGGCCTATTATTTTTTATTGCTATAATATCGCATGGTTGACTCATTATATGTGCTTTTGGTGTTAGTAAAGTAACCCAATATCCTTTTTTAGATAACTTCTCTGCTAATTCATTCTCAAATTTATTTCCTATATTTTTATTGTTCAATTTTAAATCCTCCTAGAACTTCCTCTTTAGATACATTTTGTTTTCGCATTATTTCTTTTAGAAAGAACTCCGCTACTGATTGTATTTCATTTATATCTTCTACATAATCATCAGCTTTTTCTGGATGATCTGTTATGTAATTTATGCCATCTTGATATCTTTTTAATAGATGATTATACATTTCTTTATATTTTTTTATATCCATTATCATCACTCCTCTGGCATTTGGTATACTGCTTGTTTTTGTCCTACAGCATAGCATCTATTGAATTTATAAGTATCAACTATTTCTTCTAATACTTCTTTTGCTCTTTTTTGTGTATTATAAATTCCTAAAGTGCCATTTTTATAAGTACTTTCATATATAATCTCTATATTTTTGATTATGTTAATTTCTTCATCATCTCCATATATTTTTCTTATAGAAATATCAACACAATTATCCATATTAACTATTTTTTCTTTATTTTGACTTACTATTAACATCTCTTTCCTCCCACTTTTTTTATAAATTTCTCACTTTTTTCCACTATTTTTCAAAAAGTGGAATAGCTGTTTTCTTACTCTCTCAGTTATTTTTTTATTTCATTCCCACTTTCCCACCATTTTTTTATTAAATATATACATATATATATTTAATTTTTAAGTAGTATTATTTTTTCTATATAAGATATATATATTATTATTAGTGGGAAAGTGTATATTATTATTATTAAATGCTTGTGGCTGTAGCTCTTTAGCATTCCCACTTTTGCTATATTGTGTGGGAATGTGTGGGAAAAGTGGGAATTATTTTATATTTATTTGAATCATATTTCTATATCCTTCCGGCATAATTTCTTTAATTGTATATCTTATTTTTTTAATTCCCTTTTGCTGTTCAAAACATATTCCTATATAGCCTCTATCTGCTAATTTTTTCTTTATACTATTCCAGTTCTCTGATGTTTCTACAAATATTCTTCTTGCTATTTCTGGATATATATAATAATTTAATGTTGTTCTGTTATGACTATATTCACTAGTTTGTTCTATTTTCCCCCATATTTCTCCTTTTGGTATATCCCATTGATTTGAATTGTCCTGTCTTTTTATAAAATTATTTTTATTAATATTTAATTGATCTAGCAAATAATTGTAATACCTTTCTGCTTCGTCTGTATCTTCTCTTATATATTCTTTAATATCATCTAAATTTAATGGCTCATCATTGAATATTAATTTGCTACAATAATAATCAGCTGTCATAATACAAGCAAAAGCGTTTACTTGTTTCTTGTATTCTGTTAATTCAGAAATATCTTTTACAAATTTACTATTTACTTTGTCTAATTTTTCTCTATCTTCAATAAGCTTTATAAATTCTTTTCCTGCAAATCCATAATTGTCTTGAATAAATTTAACTGTTGCATTTCCATCTTCTATTATAGGAGAATCATCATTTATTTCTATTACTCTATTTTTTACTCCTTCTTTAGAAGTATCTGATGTTATTGGTTCTTCTCCATTTAAAATTATTATTGTTTGCCAACTTGTTTGCTCTCTAATTCCTGTATCTGCTGTTCCTCTTTCTTTTCCTTTTCCTTCTGTTAATACATAAATTAATTCATCAAAACTTTTATATCTTGCTTTTGCTATTTGTAACTCGTCCAAAAATATTGGCATATTCCTATAAAAATTACATAATCTTTCATTTGCTATTGCTGTATTACTTAAATTGCTAATCATATTATTATCTGCTCTACCCCATATAGAAGCACATACCATCTCTGCTACCGTTTTTCCATTTCCACTTCTTCCCCATAAATGAACTATAAAAGTATTTAATTTAAATATTCTTACTAAAACTCCTGCAAAACTAGCTGCGATCATAAATCTTAATGTTTTACTATTTCTTCTTAAATTTCTTATGTAATCTTTCCACTCTTCATAATCTCCACTTTCTGTTATGGAATCTATTTTTTGTCTAAATTCTTTATCTACATCTAAGACATATTTACTTGTGTATGGAATAAATTCTTTATCAATCCAACCTAGATGATTCGTAGAAATAAGTGGTTTTATGTCATTTAGTTCTAATACATCTGATAGATATGTAATTAATTCTTTTGCATTATTCTCATTAACTTCTATTCCAAAATTAGCTAACTGTAATATCTTCGTTTTACTTGCTATAGTTGTTTTTTCAACTATAACTGTTTGCCATTTTTGATCTTTATAAAAAGCAAGTTTAATTTTCTCTAAATTAGTATCTAAATTAATTAAACGTTCAATAGGTATAATTGGATGACTACATGCTTTTACTTTAATAGGAGTCATTGTCGTGTCATATTTATGCTTAAATATTTCGATATCGTTTGCTTCCCATTCTCCTGTTTTCATCGAAGGATATGGACAATCTGTAAAATTACTTTTTTTACTATTCGTAGACTTTTGTTGAATTACCATTTCAGCTTGATATGCTTTTAATAAGTTCGAAAAATTTCTTTTTATTTTTAATTGTTTTGCTCTCTCTTCAAATTGATTTAACACTTTTTGCTTTTGTACTTGATTATCTATAGCAAAAATATATTTTATTTTTTCTTCACTTAATAATTCTTCTGCAGTTAATTTATTAATTTCAAATATATCTGCTGTATCTAGTAATTCATCAGCCATATCTTTTTGCAAGTTGGTCCACCTTCTTTCTAAAAGAACTATCTTTATATAGTTCAATTTTTTCTTCATCTGTTCCATAAATAAAAGCTTCCAAATAATAATCTATAATACTTAATTCTTGGTCTTTCTCTACAAAATTCATTTTATGTATGCTATCACATAAAATTTGAAAACTTCTATTTTCCCATTTTTTAAATTGTTGTTTAGCTATTTGTTTTTGTTTATATCTATTAATTTTTATTTCATCATTTTTTCCTTTAAAATCTAGTCCTAAACCCAAATTATCATTTATATACTTTGCTGCTTGATAAGCATTTATATGTAATAATTCTTCTACTAAGTTAATTACATCTCCACCTTTTCCACATCCAAAACATTTCCAAACCTGTTTTTTTTCTGATATTGATAAGCTTGCTGTTCGTTCATTATGAAATGGACATTTACAAAAATGTGATCTATTTAGTTTTAGTCCTAGAAATTCTGCTACATTAATTATATTTACTAATTCTTTTACTTCTTTTATTTTGTTCATATGGTGAACCTCCTAAAAAGGAAGGTCATTAACGCTATTTCCTATATTTTCAAAAGGATCTTCTTCTTTTTCTATTTTCTTTTTTTCTGGAACTGTATAGTTTCCTTCTCTAATTATTTCTGTACTTCTAATTTGAGTAACTTTTGTAGTTGTACCAATAGAACCATCCATTTTTTCATATTCTTCTTCTCCAAAGATTGCTCCAACATGTAATCCCTTTATTTTATTTTCATCATGATTACATTCTAACCAATTAAAGTTATCGTTTGATTTTTCAAGTGATGTCATTAATCCCTTAAATCTATTTAACCAGTAATCTCCTTCTAATACGTATCTAACTACTGCAGCATTTGGAAATTTTGCAGGATTTTCTGGATTACTTGTTTTCTTTCTATTTTCGTATTGACTCATAAAGAATCCAGAAAACTCTCCTTCAGCAATATCTAATGCTACACTTAACATTTTTTTACCATTTTTACTTTTTTCATTTTTTACGTTTAATATTTTACATATATACCCTCCTGCAGGTAATTTAACTGTTTCTCCATCAAAAGCTTGTGCTTTTTTATATTCTTCTTCATTAAAATCTATCATTTTTTTAACCTCCAATTTCATAATATTTTCTTATTATTCCATCTACATATTTCAAATCGTTTTCGATTGTATCTTCTTTAAACATTCCAATAGGTGTTTTAGTTACATCTTTACCATCAGAATGTGTTTTAAAAATGTATTTTCCATCTTCTATATCTGTTCTTAAAACTATTGTAAACATTCCTTCTATACATACTTTTTCATCTAATAGCTTTCCTATTGTCTTTGGCTTAATATCTCCTGCATCGTTTTTATCTTCGTGCATCATAAAATAAACTATTTTATTGGGATCAACTTTGTTTTTCATAAATTCAATCAAATTCCAATATCTATCTGCTAAATCATTGTATAAATTAAATACAGAATTGCCTCCTCCTGCTTTTGAATGATTTTTCATAAACTGGTTTGTTATTAAATATCCAGAATCATCTATTACAATAACCTTTTTCTTCGTTTTAAAAATACTTTCTGCAATTGTTTTATAGTCATCTGTTTCTAATGTACTTTCAAATTTTTTTCTGAAAGGAAGTGGTTTTTTTATAACATTTACAAATGCTAATTCTTTTTCGTTAAAATTTCTTAAGCTTGTACTTTTTCCACTTCCTGATTTTCCTATTATTAATACTGGGACACCAATAAGTCATTCCTCCTTTCATATTTCCAAACATAGCCACCTGCTGTTTTTAATTTACCTTTACAACATTTTGATATATGACTATGATGTATTTTTAATTCTCTTTCTATATCTTTTGTACTTTCCCAGCTTTTAATAAAAACATTGTCCAATGTATATTGATTTACTGGTTTACTATTTGGGTTATCTGTTCCAAATCTTCCTTTCATATTTTTATTTACTTTTGCTAATCCCATTTTAAAAGCGTGTTGCATATTTTCACTAGAAGTTGTCCATTCTAAATTACTAATGCAATTATTTTCTTTATTTCCATCTATGTGGTTTACTTCTGGTTTATTATCTATATTAGGTATAAATGTTATTGCTACTAATCTATGTATTTTATACCTTTTCTTTTTCCTATTTTTGAACAAGTCTACATTCAGATAATTGTTATCGCTAAACGGTTTTAATATTTTTTCTCTATTTTTTAAGCTCTTTACTCTACCTAAGTTACTAACTTGATACAAACCTTCATATCCTTTAATATCTTTCCAGATTTCCATCATTCAGCACCTTCTTTCTTTATGTTCTTATAATATTCATTAACTGCTTTTAACATATTTTCGTGATTATAAATCATTGATTTTAATAGTGTTTGTAATTGATTTTTTATTTCTGCTTGACTTAATAAAAAGTCTTCTCCTTTTGTTGTTTCGCAAGTATCTTGAATATAACCTAATGCTTGTATATCATCTTGTAAATTTACTTCTGCACATTCTAAATTCCATAATAATTCTTTTTCCATAATAATTCTTTTTCCATAATAAAATACCTACCTTTCAAATATTTTTTCTAATACTTGAAAAAGTAGGTATATTTGTGTTACAATATACTTAGATTTACTTTTACAAGTATTTCGACATTGAGTATTCTGGTTTACTTTGGCGAGTGACAGAATACTCTATTTTTTTAATTCATTGTAGACCTTATTTATTCCCTCTCTTATTATTTCTGATTTAACTTTTCCTGTTATTTTACAACAATAATCTAATTTATCTATATCTTCTTGTGACATTCTTATTCTTGTGTTAAGAGTTTTTGGATTGCTTGTTGGTCTACCTGTTCTTGGACTCATTTCATCACCTCAATTCTGTATCCACATATATGCTATAATATGTATCCACAAAAGTCAAGTGTTTTTATGAAGTTTTTAAAATATTTTTTCTGTCTGCCAAATTTATGTATTTTATTTAATTTTCAATGTACTAACTAAATTACCTTATCCTTAAAGATTCAGAACGAGGCTCTAAATGAGCAAAAGGCAAATCTTTTCCAGACTCTAAATCGGCTCTAATTTTATCTGTATCATTTTCTGTAATTGTTTTTGTATATTCTTTTGGTACATCTCCATCTATTGTTAATGGTTGTTTACCGCCATTTTTAGCAATATTAAAACTGAATAAGTTCGTAGTAAATTTTGTTTTACCTGTAAACTTCATGCAATTAAATAAATTACTTTTTAGCATTTTTATTCTGTTATCCAATACTCTTGCACTTTCCATTAATCTTTTAGCTTCTATTTTTCTTGCATTACTTTGCATTTCTAATTGTTTTATAATCTTTGCATATCCATCTGCTTTATCTTCTATATCTCCTTCGATACTTTCTAATGTATCTAATATTGCTTGTTCATCTACATCTTCGTCATATAACATATTTAATAAATGATCATAATTACTTGTTAATTCGTATATATTACTCATTTTTACCTCCTTGATTTATCTCTATAATTATGTTAATATTATTATAGAGAATGTTTTGATATGTTCTTTTTTGCTATGTATTCTGTTTTAGCGGATAGATACATAGCATTTTTAATTTGTCGTGAATTATTTCTAATTTTTTTCTTTCTTCTTCTTCATTGTGTTTTGAATTACTAACTAGTAATAAAAATTTAGTTGTATCTTCCATTTCAAATAAACTTTTTGCTATATTTGCATCTAATTCTGCTTCATCATATTTGTATTTCTTAATAGCTCTTTCGGATACTTGTTTTAAACTTCTTATACTATTTTCAAGTTTTGCTTTTCTTAATGTATTGTCCAAATATAACTTGTCTAACTTATTCATATATTTATTTCACCTCCTTCAAAATCTTTATTGTTTGTCCTTCTTGTAAATTACTTGTTGTCATTCCATTTATATTTTTAATTGTATAAATGTAATCTCTTATATCTCCATCTGTTGTATGATCTGCTGCTATGCTCCATAATGTTTCACTTTTACCTACTGTATAGTCTACATATTCTATTTTTTCTTTAGATATAGACATACAAAATATTCCTAAAATTATAAGCATTAAAATTATTGTGCTTCTAATAAATTTAAATTTATTTTTTATTCTCATTACATTTTTCACCTCTTTCGTATTGTTGTTAGCCTATTATTTAATTCATCTAATGTAATTCCTACATAATCTGCAAATTTCTCTTCGATAAGTATGTATGTCCATCTATTATCTGGCTTTTGTATAGCTGTTCCAAACGGAAAACGATTTTGCTGTAAGCCATATCTTATTAATTGTGGGCTTTTCTTCAATATCTTTGCTATTTCATAAACATTCATTTTATGCTCCTTCCTTAATTATTTAGTGTAGACTGCGAATCTAATATTTTCTTTAATTTTTGTTTCATTACTAACTCACCTCTTTTAAAAATTTATTTACAAAATATACCTGGCCTTTCCCTGATACTTTTGTTGTTTTTGTTATTCTTATACTTCCATCAGGATTATTAACAGTTCTTTCTTTTACTTCAAATAATCCTAAATCCATAGACATTTGCGTTGGCATATTTCTTCTTTCCCCTGATTTAATTAAATATCCATTTTCTCTTAGCCATTTAAACAATCTATTTTGCCCTATATCATGTCCATTTTGTTTAATTAATTTGGCTAAATCTCCTATTAAAATGCTTGTTGCACTTGTTTCTACTGAATTAGCAAATAGTACTTTTGGTCTTTGCTCTTCTAATTGCTTTTCTCTTTCTTTTAATTTATTAGTTGCTACTAACAATGCTTTTTGTATTAATTCATCATCGCTTAATGTTTCTTGCCCTGCTATATAACCACCATTTTTTCTTATACTAGGCAATACTTCATTTGTTACCCATTCTGTAAATTCCTCTGCTTCTGGTTTTCTGCTTTGGAATATTACTTTATATAAATTACTTTCATTTATAAAAGTAGCTTGTTGTTTTCTTCCTAAATTATCGATGACCTCGTTAGTAACGACCCCATCTTGCTTTAATCTTCCTTTACAATCACTTATGTTTTTTATTTCTAATATTTTGCATACATCTGCTAAACAAACAAATGGAATGTTATTAATTTCCACTGTTCTCATTTCTCCAAATTTTTCATTCTTAAATATTTGTAAATTGTTCATTCTTTTTTTACCTCCTTATTCAATCCTCCTCAATTTGAGAGTAACTTAAAATTTCATTTTTTAAATTACTTTGTACTGTTTGTTTTGCACGTTTCGTGTAGTTTTTGTCCAAAAAAAATACATTTGTATTTATTTCTGGATATTTACTTTTTAGTTTACTTATAAAATTTCTACTTGGTTTTCTAATTCCAAGTTCTATTTTTATATATAATGATTCTGATACTCCTATACTTTTTGCAAATAATTTTTGTGTCATATTTAGTCCTTTTCTAAATTTTTTAAGTACCTCCATTTTTCTCTCCTCCTTCTTGTAAATTTTTTATAATTATATTGCACGAAACGTGCAATATAAAGTCTGTTTTTTAACGTTTATAGTTACTTTTTATTCAACTTTCTCTTTTTAGCTCTTTTTTTCTCAACTTTTCATTATTTTGCACAAAACGTGTATTTGTTTTGATTGATTATTTACACATATTGTGTTAAAATAATTTAGAGGTAATTATTATGAATATTTTAGGAAATATTATAAAAAAGGAAAGAGAAAAATTGAATTTAAGTAGAGAAGAATTGGCACAAAAATTAGGTGTTTCTTATTCTGCTATAGCAATGTATGAGCGAGGCGAAAGAGAACCTAACTCTTCTTTACTTATAAAATTATGTAAAATCTTTAATTGTTCTATGGATTACTTAATGGGTATTATTCCAATAAAAAATCCCAAAGAAGAATTGGAAAAAGAATTATATTATTTTGATTTATCTGAAGAAGAATATTATGATGCTATTAATTGTTTTATGCATGATAGTAAAAAAATTCAATCTTTAGCATTCACTTTATTTTTTACTCCCGAGTTTAGTGATAAAAAACTGAATAGGGAAAAACAAATACTTGTGACAATCATGAAATACGTGCTTATATTTGTTCCAGATAATATAAAAGTACATTCAACTCAAGAATCTATTATTAATAAACAAGAAAAAGAAAAATATGAGGAAGAGTTTTATACAGAATTTGATAAAGCTTTAAATTCTTCTAAAAAATTATTACTTTCATTAAATAAAAGCAAAATTATTCACACTAATGAACCTAAAATTAAAGATATTTATATGCATCTCGCAAAAGAAGCTCAAAATTTAGAATTAGAAGAAGAAGATATAAATTATATTTTACAATTTTATAAGAAAAATAAAAAATAAGGGGTTTTATTTCATATGAAAACTACAGACGTAATAAACATTTGTACAAATTTAAAAAATATATTAGAACAATATGGAAATATTAACTTTTTAAGTAAAGAAGAATTATATTTAATTATCGATTATATTAGGAATAACTTTAATATAAATATTAATGAAGTCTTTAATGTTCCTAATTTTTGCCAAAATAATTTTAGCGAATTAATCACTTATGATTTTCACAACTTTAAAAGCAATAAGATTGGTGGTTTTCTTGTAAAAAATACTCTTCCCGAAAAATCTTTTATTACTATTAATTCTTCTAAAGAACGTATTAGTATGCTATTTGATTTAACACATGAAATGATTCATTTTTTGCTACATCCAGAGAATAGACGTCACTATATTTCATCTTCCTTATGTGATATCGATAATTTCGAATGGCAAGCTAACGAAGGTGCTGCTGAACTATTAGTTCCGTATAAAAAATTTATACCTATCTTTGTAAAAAATATTAAAAATTGCAATACGCAAAATGATTATATTGATTTTCTTACATATTTATCCGATAAATATACAGTTTCAACTGCCGTTTTAGAATATCGCATATCCGGATTAAAATATGAGATTGAACAATACGAAAAAGGCATTCCTATAGAAAATATAGAGTTTCTTTCTAAAAGAGCTCAAGAAGAAAGAGGAATTTTTATTACTTCATATAATGATATTTATATGAAACACCATAAAAAATTAAAATTTATTTTATCTAAAAATTCTAACAATTCTATTGAAAAATTTGAAAATCAACCAATACAAAATAAGGTTAATACTTTATCCTCATCTTTCAAATCTATCACAACTTGGACAGAATTTTTAAGTTATTTAAAAGATATAAAAAAAGTATTCTTATATATTAATTTATTAAATACAGAATTAATATTAGTTAACGACACTACTGTGTCAATTAATTTTGTTAATGGAATTTCTAATCTTTGTAAAGCAATTATAGAAAGAAATGATAATTATGAATTAATAAAAAATTTTATATATAATATGTTTCATAAAAATATGAGTATTCAATTTGTTGATTCTACTAATAACAATATATTTTTCAACATAAAATAATTATAACATTAAAATTTGACAAAACAAAAGTTTTAAATTAATATAAATAAAAAAGAGGAAATGTGTTTAAATAGATTTCGCAGTCTACACATTTCCCACAACACAAAACCTTGAAAGATTTTGCAAATTAATTATATATTAAATGCAATCTCATTTCAAGTATTTTGTGATATTTGAAAGGAGATTTTTTTATGGATAAAAAATGGAATTATGGAACTAAAGTATTTGTTAAAGATGGTAGAAAAAAGCCATGGCTTGCAAGGCTAAATCTTGGATATGATTCTAATGGCTACCCTATCACTCATATATTAGATTCTTTCGAGGATGAGCTAGATTGTATTTTATGCTTAAGACAATATAGTAACTCTCCTTATGATATTTATATTGATAAAAATAAATATCATAAAATTACTACATTTGTTGATTTACCTTCTAAAGTCTTAATAAAAGAAAATTATAAGGTTGAAGAAAATATATTAATTAATTATACATTTAAAGAAGTATATGAAGAATATTCAAAATTATATTTTCCTACTGAAGATGAAATATTACTAGAGAAAAAGACTCATACTAAAACGCAAGGTAAATTATCTGCAGATACAATGTATGTTCGTAAAGCTGCATTTAAAAAATCCAAATCATTATATGATATACCTTATAAAAACTTAAGAACATTAGACTTTCAACAAGTAATAAATACGACAAAAGGTTCTACTAAAACACTAATAAGATTACGTTATTTATTTGAAGAATTAGATGAACTTGCTGAACAGAAAGATATTATTAATAAAGGATATGCACGATATGTAAAAATTGATAATATAGACTCTCCACAAAAAGCAAGAATACCTTTCTCTGATACAGAAGTTCATAAGATTTGGTCAGATGTTCCAACTAATGACGAAGAAATATTAGTAAAAGATATAATTTTAATTTTGCTTTATACCGGATTAAGAATTGATGAGCTTTTAAATGCACTTAACAAAAATGTATTATTAGATTTAAATTATTTTATTACTGGATCTAAAACTGAAAGTGGCAAGAATAGAATTATACCTATACATCACTTAATTAAACCAATTATAAAAAAATATTTTAACGTAAATAATGAATTTCTTATTAATTATAATGGTACTAACTTGGAATACCCTAAATATAGAATAATGTTTAATAAATATATGAATAAACTAAATATGCAACATACCAGCCATGATGCTAGACATTCTGTTGTTACAGAATTAGATAATAAAAATGCAAATTTGAAATGTAGGAATTTAATCCTTGGCCATAAATCTAAAAATATTGGAGATGAAGTTTACAATAAGAAAACTCTACAAGATTTAATTAATACAATCGAATTAATTAAGTATGATAGAACTATAAAAAAGAACGTAAAGTTGGTAAATAATGTATTAATTTATGATGATTTTATAAAGAATGCTTAATATAAATTAGTAACAAATTAGTAACAAAACAATTTAGTAAATAGTAAAAGTCTTGATTTTCAAGGTTTTTCACGCTTTTGTATCTGACCGACCGGTCAGATTTTTCATCGAGATGCAGAAATCAACAAAGTTTCTTTTTTGTTAATTACTCCATCCATTTTTTGCATCGTTAAAGAACCTTCTTATACTTACATATTTTGCAAGTTCTATCTACCTCGGATTACCATGGTTATTATAGCATAGTATTTTATTTTTGTATATTGGCTAATTAACCATAGCATGTTATAATCTACGTTAACTAAACTTAAATAAGGAGCAATAATTATGATAAAAAATATTATATTTGATTTAGGAGGAGTTCTAATAGATTTTATACCTGAAAAATATTTAAAAAATATAGGACTAAATGATGAAGAAATAAAATTATATAAAAAAATGATATGGAGCAGTAAAGAGTGGTATTTAGGTGATAAAGGAACACTATCATATCCTGAAATTATTGATGAAATATGTAAAAATAATCCCAAACACTCTGACAAATTAAGATATATATTGGATAATAAAAATAATGATTATATTTTATTTGAAGCAACATATGCATACAATTATCTTTTAGATTTAAAAAACAAAGGATATAAACTTTATTTTTTGTCTAATGTTAATAAATTTGATTTAAAATATGATAAAGAACATTTTAAAATTTTTGAATTAATAGATGGAGCTATTTATTCTGCAGAAGTACGGGTATGCTAAACCCGAAAAAGAATGTTATAAAATATTACTTGATAAATATAAGCTTAATCCAGCAGAATGTATTTTTATAGATGATAGTTTACCAAATATCGAAGTATCACGTACTCTTGGAATAAAAAGTATTCATTTTACTGATTTTGAAAGTTTAAAAAACGATATTAGTAATTTTTTAAACTAG